CCCCCTTTGGCAACGGTCTGCCCTCCTGCACGGATCTCAACCTCACCCTTTTGGGTGACTTGAGTCCCATCTTCTACTGCTCCAATTGATTTCATTGCTAACTCGCTGAATCTAAGACTGATGCGTAGACTGCCACTGAACCATCTACGTTTGCTATTGCCAGTGCATCCCCACTTTCTGCGACAAGTTTACCCTGGACCAATTCCACAGATCCTCCAACGGGTATTCTGAGGTTTTTTGCAATGTCCTGGCTAGAGAGAGTAATGTCACACTCTGTGGTCTGAGTTGCATGAGTGTTACAGACCAGAATACCAATGATGACATCAGTGCTATTTGCAGTGAAAACTGTGCTACCAGATGTCGTAGTTGCTTTGTATCGATTAAATGTTGCCATATCAACCTAACGCAATGCTGAAGATTATTGCCTGTGAATCAGCGTATGATTTAGTCGCTGCCTGAAGTGCAGATGACGGGTCTGCATTGAGTGTGACGGTTCCTGCAAAAGTCGCATTTGCACCACTCATGGTAAGGACTGTTGCACCAGAGGACTTAATATCGTTTCCTGTGACAGTCAGATCTCCTCCTATGGTCACATTATCTGAGGTATCCATAGTGATTGCAGTCCCACCATCTGATGCGAGAATCTCGTTTCCTGTAACCTTGAGCTTGGTCCCTACAGTGACAGTTCCTGTCCCATTCGGAGTCAGGGTGATGTCACCATCTGCACCATCTGTCAGTGTGACGTTTCCTGTGGTGGAGTTTCCTGTCTCCAGAACCAGATCAAAGTTTCCTGAACTGGAGATCTTGCCTGATGCACCACCATTACCAACCACCACCTCACCTGTTCCATGAGGACTGAGAGTAATGTTGGAGTTGCCAGAGGATGTCCCAATACTGATTGCACCACCAAATGAGGTTGCAGTAGTCAGTACCGTTCCTGTCTCATCTGGCAGAGTCAGAGTTCCTGTAGTCCCGGTTCCTGTGTACTGGACAGTGACGAAGTAGTTGACCCCACTACTGGAGTCATCAGTCCTGTAGTTGTAGAGTTGGAACGAGGAGAATGCCATTTTCGCATACTCTGAAAAGGTAGAGTTATGCTGAAATGTGAAAATGTCTGAACTTGCTACATAATTAACTGCTGCAGGAGAAGACAGATTGGTGATAGACCCTCCTGCATTGACAGATCCTCCTGTGGTCAACTGGACCTGATTTCCAGAAGCATCTCTGTAGTAAAGTTCTCCTCCAAACGAATACAGTGCTCTCAACTGATCTGTGGGTTGTGAGGACTGATTCTGGAATGCAGACTGCTTGACCTCTGTGATTGCATTGTCATTGAACTCCAGTGTCCCATTGATGTTCATGGCACTTGGAGTAATCCTCTTCCCCTTGTTAGAGGTGTGGTCATGAGCATCTATGGCATCCAGAGAGGTATTGAGATTAGTACCCCAATCTGGTGCAGGAGTGACTGCAACGGTGGACTTCGTAATCCCTGTAATATTGGTTCCGCTAGACATATCTCAAAAGAAGAAAAGGTCTACTGTGACCGTTGCTCCTGCCTTCAGAATGATCTGAGTGTCAGGAAAATCATTCGTTGTTGTGGACACAAACACACTGGTATCTGCATTCTGTTTGGTGACGATGTATCCCACAAAGTTCCTTCCTAGTCCGTGATCCACAAGGGTGTCTGATGTCCCAAGTTGAACGTCTGTCTTATGCACCCCGTCTGAAAAGGGGAGTGACAGGAGAGGACTAATTGCAGTCCTGATGTTGCTTTGAAGTTGGTCAATTCGTGCATCACCTGTGTGAATCTCCGTAAAGTTGACTCTGCTCATGCGTAATAGAACTTATGATAACTGACCACATCTGTGACGGTTTGTGGTTCTCCTGCATCACGGTTCTGAGACTCAGTAATGATCCGTTCACGCATCTGGTTTTTCTGCAGAAGCAATGCAGTCACATCTGCTTCTTCTTTGATCAGTATCTTGATTGCTGAGTCTATAATAACGTACTCATCCCACCCTGAGTAAAAGTCAAACACAGATTCTACTGTACCAATCAGAGTAGGATCTGAGAGTGCAGAGGAGTTCAAATCCGTGACAATCGTAGTATTTGTAACAGACTGCACGGTTTGCTGAGAGTTGTAATCATCTGCCAAGAATCCTGAAATATTTACCACATCATCTGCAACGAAGGAGTGACTGCTCACCGTGTAGGTGGTAGTGCTTCCTCTGGTAACTCCAGATGGAGTGACAGACTCCAGTTTTCTTGGATCAGGGATGTAGAAGATCTTGATACTGTCATTTGTTGAGGGGAGTGGTGTAAAGATGATAGACCCCTTCTGAATGCGGTATCGGTAATCCCTTGCCCGGACGGTTACTGAGTTTCTGGTTCTCTCAGCCCAATTGTAACGTCTAAGAGGTACAGACTCAGTGTTAGTCACCACCAAGTCCACACCTCTCGACTTGTAGAAATCTGATGGAAGACTGTAGGAATCAGTTCCAGAGGTCAGAGAAAACGAGTGGGAGGTTGTGAAGTAGTCCTCATTAAAGTTCTCGATAATGAGGTTATACAACTCCCCCCAACTGTTATTCAGATAACGTGTCAACTCTGTGTCTGTAACGAATTGTGAATTTTCGTTATCGGCACGTTGACGGGTCAACTGTCTCAACTCTGAAAGAGATACCAAATCAGTCATAGCTCATCACAATTCCGTGCATTGCCATTAAAACAGCTTCCTCATCTCCACCTTTGACTGCTTTGACGAGTTCTTTAGCCATTTCTTTTTGCTCATCAGAGTATTCATACTCCTCCATCTCTTCTTCTGAGACCTCTTCAGTCTCATTAGACCCCCCCATTTTGGATTTGAGGGGGCCAAGAATGATGGTTGCTGCTTCGCTGCCCATCATGTTCCTCCTTACGTTATGTCCGTATTTCGGAGGAATAGAGCAAAATGGACCTGATTGTTGGCATTGGCAGCAATGTCTGCTGCACTGGTGCCTGTAATCGTGCGGATCACGATGGTCTTTGCACTGGTGACATCGATTGCCCCAAACTGGACTTTGCTATCTCCTGCAGCATTGAGTGCAAGAGAGCACTGTCCAGAGATAAGACCTCCGTAGGTGTCTTCCAGTGTGACCGTCAGTTCACCCGTCCCGGTTCGTGCGACACTCCATCCCTTGCCAGTGTTATTGGCAGAGACAGGATCGCTTGAACCGTTGGTAGTGAATGATCCTGCAACGATCTTCATTTCAGGATTCAGGGCTTGTACGTCCCTGAAAACTCGACTTGCCATGATTCCTCCTTATGTCAATGCGATTCGTGCGTTGAACCCAGGAGCATTACAAGCAAGTTGTCCATAGAATCCTACACGGATCTCTACACCATCGTCTGATGACTGACGGAGCATTTTGTTCCCATCGACATCAATGATGCTGACAGGTTCTCCAATGGTATTGAGAGACCATGTGTCCAATTGAAGTGCATAGGCAATTCCTGCAGGACAGTCCTTGTCAGGAATGATCTTGGCAACTCCGTAGGGGGCATACATCTCCAAGGATCTGTAACCCATTCCTGTCTCATCATCAACCTCACGTTGGACGGTTGACTCAAGCTCTTTCTCAAGAGCAATGAAATCGGTCATGGACACAAAGATGTGATCTGGAGCACCACCTTCTCTGGCTGCTCTGCCAAGTCCTGAGATGAGTGATTCCTCACGGGTTGCAGATGCAGCAACTCTCTGACCTGCTAAACGTGTGGGATCAGTGCTTCTGTTCTGTCCAAAGAAACTGTCTGAACCTCCGGGGGCCGATGCAGGAAGCCAATCTGCGAGACCTGCAATCCCGTTGTCATAGTTACCTTCGACATAGATGAAGTCATTCTGAGCAATACCAGTAATACCACTAAGGTTTCCACTGGTAGTGACCTGATTGGATATGGCATCACGGTCCACTGCAGAAACGGTAAGGGTTCCTGAACGGACTGATCCACCAGACTGAGTGCCAGATGTCACCAACTTCATGTTGACCTCAAAGTTGAGGGCATCTCCATCTGTTACCAGATCAAGTGAAGTGGTTGAGAATGAACTGTTATTCACTCGTCCGATGCTCATGTCAGAGGTTCTGAACAGGGACCGGGAGAGTGCATCACCTACACTCTTGGCAGTCTGATCAATCTCTGTGGTAGCAGCATCGAGGAATGCAAATTCGTTCCCCTGTGAGGCTAAAAGTGTCTCACCATCGATTGTGGCTACACCGTAATGTTTCTTACGAGTGAGCAGGAACTCTGCAATCTGAGTTGCAGTTGCATTGCTCTGAGCATTACTGAAGGTTGCTGATACACCCTGCGGTCTCCCGGTAATGATCGGGATAGGCATGGATTTGCCCCTGAAGTTTGGATTCTTAGGGACTAGGGTTAAGAACGGATGGTTCTTATATACTAAATCTTGTACTGGACGGTCTTCATAATAAATCTTGAGACTATTGTCCCAGGCCGTCATGTCGGTGGCAGATGCCATAGTAAGTCAACTCCAAATAGAAAGTCATTGTCATACTCCCTGTCTGGATTCACGCAGAGTTCTTGCTGCTCTTTCGAGTGCATCAAGCCTTGATATTGGACCCTTCTGCTCTGCCTTCACCGGACGGGAAGTGCCTTTGTTAGAAAGTGTCCTTCGATGACTTTTTTGGACTTCACCCTGCTCTGCCTTTTCTGAGGGTGATGCGATATTATAGATCTTTTTGACTTTTTCGTTCTGTACTGCCTTATCCATGAAATCACGGTAGGTCTGTTCAACCTGCTTGAGAACTTCCTCATTGGTGAGGGGTTCTTGGTCATTCATGGCATAGTGCTTCTGTATATCCAGAACGCTTTGTTGTGCTTCATCCCAAAAGGATGAAACCAATGGATACTGTTCACTCTCATCTACCACACTCTTCAACTCAGAAACGTAGGACTGCACCTCCTGGGAAGCCATTTCCTTCTGTCTCTGCTTATCTGCTTCAAACTTTTCCTTCTTCAACTGTGAGATTTCCTCCTGCATCTTCTGCAGTGCAGTCTTCTCACTGGATCTGTTAAGCACCTGATCTGTCATGGACTCGTAAGATGAGCCTAACAGTTCAGATGCTTCCAGATGTTTACCCTCCTCAATGAGAGTCTGTGCTTCTCTGAGTTTCCCCAGATCGTCATTCTTCTCCTTGAGTTCCTGTTCCTGCTTAAACAGTTCTCTCTTCTTCTTCGCAACCTCACTGAAGATCTTGGAAACCTTGGGTTCCTCCTTCTGAGGTTCTGGTTCTGGAGTCTCTTCTGCTACAGGTTCTGCTTCTACTTCAGGTTCTGCTTGAGCTTCATGGGAGGTGATCCCTTTTTGTCTGAAAAACTCTTTTGCAGAATCTGACAGTTGTGGAGTCTCCTCCACTACGGTTTCTTCTACGGTCTCTTCGACTACAGTCTCTTCGGTCATACAGGTAATGGCGATTCTGGGGTTTCTGGGGTCTCAGGCATCTCAGGCATTAAACCCGTTGGTGCAGGAGTCTCCCCTGCAGGAGAAGCAACTGCAGGTGATTCTGGAGACCCCTGCGGTTGTGCCTGTGCTTGTCTGAGCATGGTATTGCACTGGACAATAAACTTATCCAAGAGTGCAATCTTTTCGGGTTCTACACCCTTCTGTCTTGCTTCCAGATAGGCCAACTGAAACCTCTGTCTGGCAAGACTAAGATCCATGTACGGTTCTGGACCTATGTACTCTCCTTCATCCAAGATCTTGGAGATTCTCCAATCAACATCATTTTCTGCTGCTTCATAAATCTGTGTCACTGCATTGAGATCTGGGAAGTCAAGCAGTTTGGTGATCTGTTCCTTACCTTCTATGAGCTTGATGTTGATCAACTCTTGGACGGTCTGAAGTTTTCCTGCAGGAAGTGACGGGAGAATGGACACAGGATAAGGTTCAAGAATGAACTCCTCCCGTGCCACACGGATCTTCTCAAAGTCCACTTTGGTAATCTCCCGTCTAAAAGTGGTCTGGACAGGGAATGATCCCTGCTCTGAGATGATCTCTTCTGCTAAGTCAAAGTAGTGTTCTGCAGCATTCATAAATGCTTGCTCATAACGTCTACCAATGAGGATGAACCTCTCTGTCTCGATGTCATGGTAGATTCTGAGGGCTGCCCCTGATTCCAGACCTGCAGGTTTCTTCCCTGTGGCAGACAACTCTGAGATCCCTGAGATCTCGTATGCCCTCTGATACAGTCTGTCCAGATGGTTGTAGACTTCAGGGTGCATGGCTGCAGGAGTGTAGACCACTGGTGGTTGACCATTGTAGTGAATGATCGTTCCAGGTTGGTTCCTGATGTGAGAGGGTGCCACCTTGGACCCTGCCTGTAAGAACACCAGAGGGACACTCAGAAGGTGCATGGATTGCTGAATCCTGACACACAGAGCATTGATCTCTCTCTGGACAGGGTACAGTTGCTCTGCCAGAGGTATCCCACCAAATCCTACGATGGAATCACTCCATTTCAGGAACAGAAACGGAAACTGAGACCGTGTGTACTCCTCATCCACCAGTGTGACGTTCTCGATACAGATAACGTGTCTTCCATCACCTGATGTGGGAGATGTGGGCAAGTGCCATGCTTCCACACACTCAATCATGTCTGAATCTTCTGTTTCATACTGTTTTGAAGACCCAAAACTGTTTATTTGGTTCGCAAAACCCGGAAAACGGTCCAAAAGGAACGATTTGTGGACTTTTTTGACCTGATAAAGATTCTGAGGTTCTCCATAGAGTGCATCATCCATGTCCCAGAGCATTTCATTTGCAAAAACCCTCTCGACATAGATTTTTCCGCTTTCTTGGTAGATTTTGAGCACCCCAAGGTCAAAAATGCAGGAATCTTGGAAGATTTTGGGCATCACCTCATACAATTTCGTCTGCATGAACAGACCCTCCATCATCCTGCCCATCATCTTGGCTTTGTTGCGGAGTGCATAGTCTCCACCCTCTGTAAGGTACATGGGTCTGGGTCTGTTCTTACCAATCTTGGAAGTGATGGTGTCAATCATGGACTGAGTGACATTTAACCTCATCTTCATGTCATCTTTGCGGTGCATGGAGTACCCTGCAGACTTCACCACACCCTGTCTGAAGTCCTCTAACGAGTATGTCCTCTGTGAATACACCCTCAGATGCTCCAGATTCGCAATCATGCGGTCATAGTGATTGTTGTTGAGTTCATGGATTACTCCCATCAACTCTGCATGACAATCATCTAACTCAGATTCCCACCAAAACATTAGCTATTGAAGTGTGAGGTTATCATGTCCTGATCCAGAGGGTCTCTCTGGCTTTGCATTCCTTGAGGGATTTCCCGTACTTCTACTTCAGGATTGAACTTTACACAGATCCCCATCCCCTCAAAGGTCTCTACATTCGACTCCTTGAGGAATGTAATCATCTCCCTGATCTCTCTCAGGTTCATCTCATCTCTGAGCATCAATTTCTCTTCTTTCTTAAACATCACCAGTTCTTACAACTCCAGTATCGTGCTTTGGTCTTAGGACCAGGATTATCACAGTTGTGCCGTGCTCTGAAGGACTTACGGGCTGCAGGATTGGACTTCCTGATCTTCATATTTGGATCTCCAAATCTCACAATCTTCACCTTGTTTCCATCCTTCACAAACACCTTGAACTTCTTAGACTCACCAGGAGTCCTGATGGGTTTGTTCAGAGTGACTTTCTTTCCTCTGTAAGTTGCCACTACTTACCCACCTTCTTCATGGCTTCCTTGTGTGCCTGAGTGAACGTCTTTCCTCCACGCATCAACTTTCTCATCATTGCCATGTGCTTC